TTTACATCCTTAAATTGTGCTAAGTTTGTATCTCTTTCGATAGAGTTTCTTTTGAACATTACTAAAGGAATTTGAATCTTACCTCTTTGGTCTCTCAGATATCCTTTTGCTCTAGCGTTATTCCATCGTTCAGCATTACCATATAATAAAGGAACTTTAACTTGATTACCATGCTCTTCAACATCAGGTATCACAGTATCCACCATATACTCAGCAATAGTAGTATCTACATCTAAAAGTTTAACACCCTTAGTGTACTCCTTATCTATACCTCTTTGTAATGCTCTATTTGTTTCTTTCTTATTCATTAAATAACTCTCATTTCAGTTTGAATAGAACTTCTTCTAGTCATAAATGTTGATGCAATGATTGAGAATTTCTCCCCACTCTGTCCACCAATTAATTGGTCCTCTCTTACATTATCAATTTCAAAGTATGCATCGTTATGCATTATAATATCTCCAATCTCTGGATAGAATCCTTTTCCTTTTAGAGTAACTCTATTAAATCTAAATTCTACGTTTTGTCCACTATCAGCACCAAATCCTTCATATGAAACCGAAGAATCATCTCTTTCAATTACCGCAGTACATTCAGTACCTTGATAATAAGATTTGTTTAGGGATTCACCATAAAGGTTTGTTGAGATATCTTCAATAGAGAGCTTGAAAAGTACTACTGTAGTTTCAATTACAGCATCTACCAATTCCTTTGAAATAGATTCAAAGAATCTTATGTCTCTATTTAATGCAAATCTTGGCATTTTATCCGGTGTATATCGTTAGTGGAACTTTTCGTAACATTTCTTGCTGATAATTAGATTCGTTATTTCTAATTTCAAACTGATTTTTTCTACTTAACTCTTCTAAGTTTTCTCTGAGTTGTTCAATCAAAGCATCTTTTTCAGTTTGAGCCTCAGCTCGTAATGCTGCTCCATCCAACGATATTTCGGAACCAGGAATAGGTACTGAACTATATTTTTCTCTGATTGCTCCTAATAGTTCTTTAGCAAGAGCAAGTGTGTATTTTCTAATCCATTGTTTACCCACATCATTTATAGATGTATATGGGATAAAATCATAACCAACATTTGAGTAATCTGATACTACATCCACAGTTACATTTGTTGAGTTTTGAATAAATTCATTTCTAACAAAATATTCGAACCATAATTTACCCCCAGTTGTTGGTATTGGGAAAATTTGTAATTTATTATTTACGATATTAAAAGAGTGTGCCGATTTTCTAATAGTATCATTGAATTCAATTGCCTGTATTCTTAATACATCTTCAAATATTGGCATCAATACAAATTGTGCAGCTGGTGAGAATGAACCAAATCCAAACTCATCAATTAAATTAAGAGTTCCTTGTCCACTTACTGAGTAAGGGTCAAAGAATCTATTTACTGCTGGAGTTGCTTCATGGAATACTGTTGTTACATCGATTCGGTTAGCACTTTCACTTACATTAGCGAAAAGAACATCCAAATCATAGTTTTGCTGCCCAGCTACTAAATCAATAGAACCAGTTTTAATATCGGTGTTACCACCTACACCAGCTAAAGTACCATAGGCATCAGAAATTGCTACCAAATCAGGTAGATTTGAACCTTGAACTAATTTTCCACTGTAATTTGAACCTGTTGGATTTCCTTTTAATGTATCTAAGTTATTTCTAATGTTAAACTGATTTACTTGCGAAGCATATTCTGAGGTAGCTTCTTCAAAACAAGCAAATAAACTTTCATCAACCAATTCTACATTTTGAATGGGGTATCCTAATCGTTTTGCACACCAATTAGCCACTTTTGGCGCATCTACTACGAATAATGCATCCGAATCAAAAGTTCCAAATGGAGTATCCCCTGCTGAGAATGATGATGAACCTGGGTATATGTATTCTACTGCCATAAATTATTCCTCTCTTTAGTATCGTATCTATAAATATAAAGAAATATAAGAATAGTGTTTTTAGAAAGGACATAAAAAAAGAGGGAACTTTCGTTCCCTCTTAATTTATTTAATCTGAACTACGTTCCGATTAGATAGACTGTAAGTCTTTGATAAGAACTTTACCATAGTACTCAGGTCTAACCATCTTCTTAGCGTATCTCGTCATAACTCCTCTTCTTGGAGTGAAGTTATTCGGGTCATACACTAATGGAGTCATAATTAATGGTACATAAGGTGCGTAAACTGCTCCTGTTTCTAGGAAGTTTGAACCTCTAAATCCTAACAAGATTTCATTTGAAGTCATGTAAGGGTTTTTGTACACAGTGTATCTATTAGCAAGTGAACCAACATTTGTTACACCAGCAGCGAAAGATGAAGCATCTTTGTCAGCTGAGATAGAGAATGCAGGAATCGATTCTAAAATAGTACATACATCAGGAGAAGCAACAACGAAGTTAGCTCCACCTCTTAAAGTCAATTGGTGAATCTTATTAGATACTTTGTTTAATTTAGTACCTAAAGTTTGGAACCAAGTGTTCTTTTGGTACGCAAGAGCTGAATTACCAGCAGACCAAGATGAACCATCAAATTCCTCACCGATTGTAGCTGACCAGTACTCAGTAGTCAATGCGTTAGACTTTAACATATCTAAGATTTCTAAGTCAATCTCTAATGAGATGTAATCAGATAACATAGAAGTTAATTCAGCTTCAGCATCGATTGAGTGGTAAGCGTTTAAATCCTGCGCTAATTCAGGAGTCCATACAGCCTTTAGTTTTCTAGTCTTAGCAACGATTGCTTCAGACTTTAATTCTAAATCAACTTCAGGAATATCCAAGTTAGTTACAGAACCATCAGTATCTTCAAAATCACCTCTGTTATAATCAGCAGGGATTACTGAATGAGCTACAGCGATTACAGCTGAACCTCTAGCAGCAGTTGTGTTAACAAATAAAATAATATTAGCACCATCCACTTTAGCGAATTGTCCGTATGTTTCACCTGTTACAGCAGCACCTGTTACGATAATAGATGATAATGCATCTACATCAAGAGTATCAGCGATATCACTCTTAGCGATTGTAATTTTCTGGATATCACCAGCTTCAATAGAAGCAGATAATGCACCATCATATCCTACATCAGCATGTGAAGCAGAAGCGAAAGCAGAATCACTAGCAGCAACGTCAGTTGAAGCTTCGTTTACAGAGTATCCGAATGCACCAGCACCGTATAATCCATTCTCAGCTGATTTAGTTTGACCAAATCCAGCACCTACATTAGCACCACCTGCACCACCGAATAAAGAACCAGCAGCACCAGTACTTCTTCCTGCGTTAGCAGTTCCATATTTGAAATCTAGATAGAATACAAGTCCTGAAGGTAAGTTCATTGGTTGTACACTAACGAATTCTTTAGAAGCAATCTCACCAAAGATTCTTCTTACTAAAGGTAGAGCAACACCGCTCCACTCTTCACTATTTGCAGCAGTTCCAGTAGAACTTGCCTCATCAAGCAATTGTTTTGCTTGGTTTTCTAAAAGAACAGACATTGCGCCTTGCTCTTTTGCGTTTAAACCTTCTAGAAGTCCAGTAGATTCCCACTTACCTTTTAGTTGTCTTGTTTCTTCCAACATTACAGACTGTGGGTTCTTTCCTTCCATTAGTTTAGATAAATCAAAATTTGCCATTTTATTTTTCCTTTTTTAATGTTAAGTTAATTATTTAATATTAGCTAATTGTTTAAATCTCTCAGCTAATGCATTTGTGTTCTCAGAAATAATTTCTTTTGAAGGAGCAGTTGAAGCAACTGGTTTAGATGCAGCCTCAGCTACAACTTTCTTAGTTTTCTTCTCAGTTCCTGTAAAATTCATTGATTCTGCTAACGTAGCGTAAACTAATTTTACTTCTCTAACAGATGATGTTCTGTCTAAGTTTTCAACAACTTTAGATTTTTGCTCATTGTTTAAGTTATAAGCTCTGAACAATCTATTAGCGTATAATAATTTTGCGTTAAGAAGGTTTACTTCGTTGATAGTAGATTGTAAAGTTTTCACAGTATTGTAAGCTTCTTCTAACTCAGTTTGTAGTTTAACTACCTCTTCGTTAGCTTCTTCTTCAGCTACTACTTCTTCTTCCATTTCTTCTTCTTCTCCGTATCCCATTTCTCTAAGGATTTCATCCAAGTCGATATCTTCTTCGTCATCATCTTCATCTTCTTCTTCAGAGATAGTTTCTTCAACTTCCTCTTCTGATTCTTCTTCAGATACTTCTTCTTCAGATTCTTCTTCGTGAACTTCATCCTCTTCTTCTTCAGATACTTCTTCTTCAGAATCCATTTCCAATTCGGAAACTTCTTCTTCATCTTCCATATCCATTTCTAATTCTTTGATGATAGCTTCTAAATCTAACTCATCTTCTTCTTCCATCTCTTCTTCTTCTTTGTAGTTTTCTTCTACTTCTTCTTCTTCGTCCATAGAATCTTCTTCACCTTCGTGAGAACCTTCTTCTACTTCTTCTTCTTCAGAAACAGTTTCTTCTACCTCTTCTTCTTCAGAGACTTGAGCTTCTTCGATTTCGTCATCATCATGCCCTTCACCTTCTTCAATTTCTTCAGACTCTTCGCCTTCAGAAACTTCCGACTCTTCCAACTCATCACCTACTTCTGCAGTTTCTTCTTCAGATTCAGGTCCAAGTTCTGTGTGTGCGTCAGATGCAACGTCCGATGGTTCAACTGGAGAATCCTCATCACCTTTACCAATATCACTAGAATCTAACTCTTCTTCCATTTCTTCCTCTTCACCTTCCATTTCAGCTTGTAGCTTCTTTGATAGGATAGATTGTAGTCTTGGAGTAAAAGCTTCTTCTAATGCGATTTTAGCGTTAGCGATAGCAGTTTCTCTTACAGCTTTAGCATCAGCAATTGCTTCTTTTAACAATTTTGAATTTGCCATTTTACTTGTTACTTTTTAAATTTTCTGAAGTTATTGAGAAACCTCAATGTAGATTAGTGTAAATTGGTTGTTCGGTCACTAAACATTAAAAGTCAGTATTCATTAACCAATGGAACCCACATAGACGTGGGTTATTATAAGAATAAATATATAAAAATTTATAAAACAATAAAAAACTAAAGAAAATAATAAGTTTTTTATAGATTTAGTGTATAGGGTTATTTTTTAATCTTACCCTTTTTAATATCTCTTTGTAGTTCTGCACCTGCTCCTAACAAATCATTTATTGATTGGTCTATTGGTACATTACGATATTTAGAAAGTTTTCTAACTGCCATCATTACGATTCGTTTCTCTTCAGTAGAGTATCCTTCGTTGATTGTTGATTCATTAAACATTTTAATTATTTTCTTTTGAACAGGATTATTTGGTCTACCAGCTATTGCAGATACGAATGACATTCTATCTTTAAGATTTCCCTTTTCAACATATTTAAGAAGTTTCGTAATATTCAATGCATGTTTAGAAACAAAATCCTCAACTGCCTCAGGTCTTGTACCTGTAAAGTAAGCAATCTTTTTGATTTGAGGTTCTACTCCCTCATTTACTGATTCTTCATTCATTTCAGAGATAACTCTTTCTCTCATTATCTCTCTTACGATTTTTCTAAGTTGTTCTTTCATCTTTGGTAATCCTTTATGTTTCGTTGCTGCAAAATCTTCAATATCTTTTTCACTCATTCTATCAGCAATATCTTTTATTTCATCTGAAACCTCTGAAGCGGGTACTTCACCTCTTTTGAATGCTAATGCCAATCCAAATAACTTTTGTTGTTGTTGTGATTGTGCAGGCATCTTATTACATTAAGTTTTTTAAACTATGATTCTTAAATCCATTAGAAACTTTACCTTCAAATATTGATTGTATTTTAGCAGCTAATTTCTTACTACCATTCATTTTCAAATCATATGCAATAGCATCTACTGATGTTTCACCTTCCCATCCAGATTGATTAGTTGCTAAATGTGCAATTTCATCAGTACCTTCTGCAGAATCGTAAAGTTCAGAAGAGAATACAGTATTCTTTCTCCATTCATCATATTCTTTAGAAAATACATCTTTTGGTTTGTCTGGGTCATTCATTGGATTAGAATCCCATTCAGGTTTATCTTCTAATATTGAAATTAGTTTTCTTGCTTCAGAATGAAAGTTTGAATCAGTTAGTGCTTCAACAGCTGCCTTACTCATTCTACTTTCGTATTCTTCTTTACCTAATTTTTGTGGAGTGATTCCTAACTCCTTTGCTTTACTACTAACGGCTTTGTTTATTTTAGGATTGCCAGCTCTACCACCAGATGAATCTTTTGGTTCTGATTTAGGTTCTTCTCCACCAGCATCGTATCCTGTATCTTTAGAGAACATATTTGGTTTCTTCTCCCCAGTTGGTACATCTACTGCATCATCTTTATCAGTTTTTCTTTTTTCGTGAGAACCAGCCTTTACAGCAGCATCTCTAGCTGCTTTTGTTTTGAATACTGATACGTTACCAGTTTCTTTACTCGTTGCGGTGAATGCTTTTTCAGCTTCTAATAAATCAGTTAGTTTAATCATTGTATTATTTTTTACCCAATCTTTCGTTTGCTACATTTACATCGATATCAGCAATCTCATAGTATCTACCTAAAATATTACCCATATCTTCATATAATGCATGTAACCTTTCATCTAAGCTTCTTGCTTCAGTTGCAACTTTATCAAATGCTTTATCCATTTTTTCCAACTCACTCATATTTCTTTTGATGGTTACTTTATCGAACCAATCATCGTTTTCTGAAAGAGTTAGTGTTTTAGCTGCTTCAACAATACCACCTAAAGTTTCTGCTACCTCAACGATATCAGATTGTCTTTTCATTTGTTCTTGAAATGCTTTATAAGTTGAGATAATTTCTAAGAAGTGTTTTTTAACCTCAGTTGATAATTTTTTCTCACCTTCTAATGATTCAGATAATGAAAACTTACCATCTACGATTTTTACTTCGTTTATGTTAGTTTTTCTGATATCATTATATCCTTTGTTTACTTTATTACCTGTTTTGTTCTCAACCTGCAAAGTAAATTTGTTGTTGTGAACGTAATCATATATGTCAAAATTCTTTTTACTCATTATCCTAATTCCGTTATAATTTCTCTCATTAAATCTTGTGCTTTACAAAAGTTTCCACAAACATCAGTACCAATATTCTTAACTACTGATTCGTTCATTGGAGTCATAAATGCACCATGTGTAGATGGGTTGGATACAAAGTCCCAACCGATTAGTTCAAAATCTTCACCAACTAAAAGTTTGTTATCTTTCATTGGTTGAGTAGAACCCATACCTCTTGATGAGATACCTAAAAGGATTCCAGCTCTTAATAATTCTTTTAATATATTTCCAGAAGGAGTAGGTAAGATTTCCACTGTACCTACAACATCGTTACCTTCCCAATGTACCTCTTTAATATTATGTGATACATTCTTTAAGTTGATAACTGAAGAGTCTGGATGGTCTAATTCACCTAATGCTCTTCTTTCTTTAATTAGAGTTTGATATTTATTTATCTCTCTTTCTAATACTTCTCTTGGGTACACTCTACCATTTTGATTTTCTGCACCTGAACGTTGAAGGATACCCTTAACCATAGTTCTTCCTGATGAATCTTCATTCACCCTTCCTTCAAATAAGTTTGTTTCTATTAATAGATTCTTCATAATGGCTATCCTTATTTATGTTTTTTTAGTAACTCAGTAAATTCTCTCTTCACACCAGATGATAATCTTTTGTGAATTCCTTCTTTTACTAATACGTTAATTACATCTTTTATATTTGAATTTTCAAGTGTAATTTTATTTTTTGATAAAATTGGTCTTTCTAAAAATGTATTTATTTCAAAAGTTAACTCCTCTGAAATTTTAAAACCTTCATATATAGATTTAAGATATTTGATAAAATCTTTATCGTTTTTCATATCTTTAAAGCTCTTATCTGAAAAAATATTCTTTACGAAATCTTTAGCATCTTTTGAATCTTGCTTTATTTGGTCAATTAAACCAAACATACCTTCATTTACTGATTCCATTAAACCAATTGCAGTAGTTCCAACAATTCTTTCAGCTCCATCAGCGTATTTCTTATTTAAGATTGCTACTTTAGCACCACCTATATTAATTACATACATTGGTAACATACTTGTACTAAAGTGATAATCTTTGATTTTTGCTTTCTTTAATTCTTTACCTATATCCATAAAAGATTTAGCACCTTTTACGAGGTCAGCAAGTTTATCTAAAGTCTTATCATGTTTTCCTTCTGAGATATTAGTTGAACAACCTCCTTCGGTTACTCCACCACATCCACATCCACAATCATGTGATTCTTCTACTTTTTCACCAGCTCTAAGAGCTGCTAAATCAGATGCTTCAATTTCACCATCACCATCAATATCTAACTGCTTTTGTTTATCAGTTAACTCTTCATTCTTTTCACCCTTACCATCCCAAGCAGCATCAATCTTATTAAAGAATGCTTTCTTTTCTTCATCACTCATTGATGGAATAGATTTTCCTGCTTTTTCTAAAGCTTTTTTGAAAAATGTTTGATACTCAGTTTCTTCAGCCATAATGGCTCTGAGGGTTTCTTTGATACTATCTATGGTAATATTCATATTAATTCCCAATTATAATTTGCTAATCTGCGTTACAATAGTGTTCAATCTTTCTCTAATTTTGAACAAATTCTTTTGAGTTCTTTTCCAATATTGGTCTGAATTTAAATCACTTTCTTTTTTGATTCTACCATACCATCGTAGGAATGTTTCAATTTCAGAAAGTTGCTTATTAACTTGAGAAATCCCTCTACCAATTTTTTGTCTTGGTGTGGATTCATCTTTTTTTAATTCTAACCATCTATTTTCACTAACCCTTTTGTAACCATTTCCCTTATTTATGGCATCAACAAATTCATCATCGTTTTCTTCATCTTCATCAGTACCATCAGTATCTTTGAAAGCATTAGGAGTATTATACCCAGCCACATCACCAGTGGTTGTAGCTTCATCAATATCTACATTTTCTTGCTCAATTTCAGCAATTAAATCTTCAACTAACTTCCTTAAACTCATATTTTAACTTTCAATTCTTTAATTAATTCATATGACATCATTATTGATGAAACATGATTATCAGAAACAACTTTTCCAATTTTAGTTTTAGATAAAACAGAAATAGTTTCTGCTAACTTAATTTTAGTTACTTTATCTTTAACTTTAGATTTAATTGATTTTAATTCTTTTATAATAGATGGAATAGATTTTTCCACATAAGATTTAAATCCAGTTGTATTACTTAAATTATTAATATACTCTTTTAATAATGATTTTTGGTCATCATTTAAATTAGAATACTTTTTATTAAATGTTTCTACTAATATCTTATAAGTAAGTAATCTTAAATCTTTATCTTGCTTTTTATAATTTTCAACTAATTTATCTTTTTTGTTTATAGATTTAGTAGCTGGTTTAGATGTAATACTTTCAATAAGGGTAATTTTTGAATTGAATACATCCTTAATATCGTAGTTATCCATCTTTTTAGATTCAAATACCTTATAGATAGATGCTAATAAACGATAATTAGAAATAGGAGAAGATAAAAATTCATCCATATTAAATGATTCGTTAATCTTTTTAATTAGATTATACTTTTCTTTATGTAATTGCTTTTGGTCAATACGATTATGTGCTTCGTTAACAGTATCTATGAACTTTTCAGCTCTTGATTCAGAATTATACTTTTCTTTCATAAGAAGTTCGTACAATCTTAACTCTTTGTTTAACTCGGTTTTTGGACTAAAAAATTCACTTACGATTTTTTTAGCTTTTTCACTTGTATCACCATTAAGAACTTCTAAAGTGATTTGTCTCACTAAAAGTTCAAATAGAATACCAGTATTCTTAAATTTTGAATGTTTTACCCTCTTCATTGTGTTTTTATCCTATAATAATATATCAATATACGACACGTTACATCGTATATAAATATAACTTAATTTTGATTTCCTAAAATTTTATTCATCAATCAAATTTATATCATCTAAAAAGTCTCCGTTTTCACCGATTAACTTTCGTTTTGCAGAAACTCCGTTCACATATTCCTTAGCTACTTTTTTGGTAGTTTTATTAATAGATGACTCATTTTTTTTCAATGCTTTTTGATTTTCTTTTTTACCAAGTGGGTCTCTCCCAAGTGGATGCTTATCCTTTCCATAGGTGTTTCCCTCTCTTGGTCTACCACCTTTGTTCTTTAACTCAGTTTTTAATTCTTCTAATTCATCTTCAACATCAGTTGGGTCTTGTTCCATTGCTGGGTCACTTCCCTCATCTTCGATTGAACGATATCTGAATCTATCTTTAAGGTCATTAATAAGTTGAATCTTTTGGAAATCAACTTCATCATCACTAAAGTTAAATATATTTTTATATGCCCAATCTTTAGATACCATATTTAGTGAAGCAATATCACCAACTAATCTAACTTTTTCACTCCAAAGATTTACTTTTTCTTGCTCATAAATAGTAGATGGATTAACTAAGTTTAATTCAAAATCTACCATTTCCTTACCCTCAACACCCTGAGATGCTAAGTGAGTTACTGCTAATTTAGTTAATTCTGAAATTAAAGTTCTTTGTATTCTTTCGATTGTTCTTGCAAATCTTACATCTTCTGCAGCTAGAGTTGCTTTACCATTTACATTCTCATCATATCCTAAATATGCTTTTGGAATCTTTAGAGCTGCAAACATTTTATTCTTTAAGTAATCGATATCATCAATTGATGTGTATTCTAACCCACCTAATGAATCTATTTGAGTACCACTATCACCACCCCTAACAGGCAAAAAGAAATCTTCAGTTAGGTTTTGGATGTTATACTTTAAGTTATAATCACCAGTCTTTTTATCCACAAATGGAGTTTTCTTCATTTTGTTGATAATCTTTTGCATATAGTTATCAACTTCTTGTGGAGGAATGTTACCAATATCAATTTTGAAAACTCTCTTATCAGGTGCTCTCATAATCCTATGAATTAACATAGCATCTTCCATAAGAGAAACTTGTTTCCAAATTCTTCTACCATTTTCAATCATTGCCTTTCCATAAGGAAGGAAGTTTGTATCTGATAATAATCTAAAATGAACTATCTCATAGTTCTCATACTCACCTTTACCATTTGGGTCGTGATTTACTTTAAACTTAATATAATTTGGATTATTTGGGTCAGTATTCTCCAATCTTTCGGTTTCATAAACTGGAAGTGGTCTTACGTTAATAATACCAACACCGGGTTGTATTTCTTGTAGTAAAAAGAAATCTCCATATTTAACCATATTTCTTGTCCAAGACCATAGGTTAAACTCTATATTTAAAATATCATAGAATAAGTTTTCTAATATTTCTTTTACTTTCTCATTTTTGGATTTAATTTGTACAACTTCACCAAATTCATTTTTTAATGTGGATTCATCTGCGTATATATCCAATGCTGATGAGATAATCGGGTCATTATCCATTGCATCATAATCCCTGAATAGTTCTCTACGAACTTGATGGTAAGCCATTGATTGAGCTGCCATCTGGTCTCCGTGAAAAGACCTTTGTAATTTAGTATATCTATCTCTTAAATTAAAAAGATTAGTACCACCCTGCTGTCTATCATCAGTATCAACTACCTTTCTCTTCCCATCTTTATCAACCTTTACGATTGCTTGAGTAGAAAAAAGTTTAGTTAACCTTTCAAAAAATGAACTATTATTTTGTTCTGCCATTTTATTTACTTTATGTTATAATCTAACTAAGATACAAAAAAATTTTGATATATCCTAATTTTATTACCATGCTTTACAACTCCAATACCTAGCCTTATGTCTTGGTCCTGGTGTATCACAATTATGTCTAGCTCTAAAAGCTTTTCTTCTTGATGGAATATCTTTCTGAATCTGCATTGTCTTTTCACCTGCTTTTTTAGCCGATGTTCCTCCATGTCCGAAATTTACCTTTACAACATTTCCTTTTGGGTTTTTAACATATACTTTAAACTTCTTAACATCACCCCTCATAGGTTTGTTTAGTTTAACTTTTCTACCTTGATATTCAGCTTCGTTAATATCCTCTTTCATATCTCTTAGAAAGTGGATAAACTCTTTTAAATCATCATAGTTTTCAACATCGTATTCTTCAATGCTTCCATCTAATGATAATTTAAATTCATTATAAAGTTCTTTAGAATAATTTTCCATACTTAATCCCTATATTTAACCTATACTATATAAATATAAAATTTTTATTTTATAACCATTTAGTTAAATCCTCAATATCATCACCAACCTGCATTTGCCAAGGATTTTCATCAACATCATTTGTACCATAAACCCCACTATAAGTATAAGTTGATATACCATCAATCGCTCTTTTTGTTAAATCGATACCTTCTTGTCTTAATCTCAAAGCAGTATCTCTAACCCATAGAGAAATTGCTAAACTCATTGTTAAATCATCATTATATCCTCTCATAGCTTCAGCTCTACCATTCATCCATATAAATGTGAATAATTCATCAATAGTTCTAACTGAACGTATTATAATTGATTTCTCCCTAACATACTCTTCCAACTTTGAAATAATCAAAGGTCTTGTTCTTGAAGTAGTTGAAAACCCAGCTACCATACTCTTATCTTGAGAACGATACCTATTTGAATGTTGATGTTCAGTATCTACATACTTTAAATCCTTACTCATATAATAAAGGTTTCCATAATTTCTATCAATTACTTGTTGAATAGTTGCCCAACCAATGTTTGCATTTTCAATTACTAACAATGCATTGTTATATTCAGTTGCTAGAGATACTAAGAAATTACCAAAATCTTTGGTATCTAACTTACCTCTATATTCAGCTACTTGTTCAGATGCTTCAACATCAATAACATGAGCTGCTGAGTAATCCGATGAATCACCTCTCGCAACATCCGCTACAACTATATAAGTTTTTGTATAATCAGGAAATTGCCATTTCCATAAGTTTCCATCAAATCCACCTTTTTCAATTGGTTCTTGTACATAAGTTTCTTTATAAAACTGAAGTACTTGTGGTTCAATTACCGAATCACCAGAAGATACAAAATCACAATCACATTCTTGTGCTGCTCCTTTTGGTCCTAATAGAGTTTCTTGTTCATCTCTCCAACTTTGGTCTCTTTCTGGGTGTACACTCCAATGTAATCTAATGTTATTAAATCCATTAGTACCATCTTCAGAACCTACCCAAGTTTTGTGAAAGAAGTTACCTACACCATTTGGAGTAGATAAAATAATTGCGTTACCACCCGTTGATAATGTAGATTGAGCCGATACCCAAATTTCTTCAATCTTATCAATGAATGCCGCTTCATCAAACACCAATAAAGATAGTGCTTCAGAACGTCCTGCATCTCCAGCAGCTGAAGTTGCTTTGATTTGAGAACCATTTGAATATCTAAGGGATAGTTTATTATCTTCAACTGTTGTTAGTTTTAACCAAGATGGTAGATAATGATTCATTACTCTAACCTTAGTTACTAAGTTTTTTGCTACTTCTTGTTTTGTTGCAATTACCAAACAATTGAAATCATCATTAAATAACATTTTCCACAAAGAGAATCCTGCAGTTAATGTTGAGATACCAGTTTGTCTGGATTTAAGAATAATATTATATCTATGGTCTTTAAAATCAACCAATGTTTCTTCTTGGAAAGGATATAGATGAAACGGAATCTTACCCCTAACGGGATGTTGAATCATACAATACTTTCGCATGAAGTAAATAGGGTCAGATGCACACTTTTTGTACTCTACCGCTATGATTTCTTTTAATGATGCTTTTTTCTTAGCCAAACTAAATTTATTTTTTTCCTATTTTCCAATACATACCACCAGTAATAAATGGTGCTAATTGTGAGGTATTAGAATTATTCTGAATACCTATACCCAATTGATATAAATTATTCTTTTTATTTTTTAGGATTAACCCAGCTCCAACATTACTGATTATATCTTCTTTGTTGAAACCACCATTCAATCCCCAATAAAATTCATTCTTTGGTAATTCTTTTACAATTGTTGTGTTATACACAGTTGGGATTTGGAAGAACCAATCCACATCTCTTGATTGGATTTGGTTTTGTGAAATGATATCAGTTAGGATACCATATCCTAAAGTTGGATTTGGTTTCTTTCCTAATGAATCAGTAACACCCTTTGGAAAATCATATGTAAGATTAAGTGTATCCTTTACTTCGTACTTTGCGAAATAATCTTCTACAATTTTCAATGTATCAATATCGATAGGAACTTCAACTTCAACAGTTTCAGTTACTACTTTAGTAATGTACTTTGGTACATATGTTGGAACTTTAACTGTTTTCTCTACAACAATAGTATCAACTTTTTGTTCTAACAGTTCGTAATCTTTACCATCTACATTTACTATTTCTTTTTCTCCTTCTTCACCACCACAACTTCTTAATAATAATACCACACATAGTGCCATTATCATTATTGTTTTTAAATCAAATTTCTTTAACCAATTCATAGTTCATAGGTTTTAATTTCATATAGGCTGTATTTCTTTTTTCTATAACTTCAGAAAGTTCTTTTTTACCATTTTCGATATCCGTTTCTATTTGCTCTCTTAGTGTTTGAACATCTTCATTAGATGACCATTTTTCAACAGAACCATCATCGTTGATATATTCGTGAATATTAGAAACTTCATGTAATGCTTGATTCCATTTTTCTAATGTATCAGTACCATATGTAGCCATATTAGAGTATATCTTATATTCTTCATATTCTTTCCACAAACCATCTAACTTAATTTGTTGTTCTCTTTTAGCTAAACAAACTCCACAAAATGTAGTTTTACTTATTAACTTTTTATCTGCTTTTGAATAGTTGTTGGTTTCACAATCATCTGCTTTACACTTAGATTGTTCTTCTAAATACTTTCTAACCTTAGAAAGTTCGTTTGATAATTTAGATTGTTTTACCTTACCATATGATTTTTGTTCGTAAACAATACCATCTTCTTCCCAAATATCACCAATATTTCTTTTGGTAGTTTCTTTAATACCAGATAGTGAAACTTGAGTATCTTTTTGATATTCTCCAGTTTGAATCATATTTACCAACTTTCTACGAGTTGGATGCATATATTTTTTATTGAATTTTTTCTCAGCCATATTTTGTAACTTATATATTCATATATATAAGTATTGGATTTTTTACTATTCGTAAAATAAACCGAGTATCTGATTGAGTGGAGCGAATGTTCCAGTAAGTTTGAAAGTCTTACCACCATATACAAATACGATACCCTCATTAGGAACTATCTTATTAGTACCACCAATAGCGTTCAACCTTTGTAGTTCTAATTTAAGTTTATTAATTTTCTTAACATCACCTGATTTCTTAACATCTTTGATTGTTTTATCCAATCTCTTTTTCATATCCCTAACTGCTTTATCAGGATTAGCTGCCAATACTGAACTCATAAATGAAAGTATATCTGCTCCGATACCTAAGAAGATATCTTCGAATGGTCTAATGTTATCTTTAGCCATTTTAGTGTGGTCATTCTTATCAATTCCCTTTGCCCATTCCATTGTTTTTACATCAGTTAGATTTTTCTTATCTAATCTAAATGATTTATCGTAGAATGCCCATCTCTTAACTAATCCCATTAGAGTTTTGTTATCTAACTTAGTTGGAGATTTCTTATTTACAAAATCCATCCAAAATGCTTGATGATAATCAGCGATTCCATCGTTATCTTTTAATTTGAATTTAGATTGTAATTTTGATATCTTAGAATTATAAGAACCTTTTAGTTTTCTTAAATCTTTTGATTTAGGTAATTGATTAATTGGAGGACCAGAAATAGTATATGCTGATTGAACTTGTTGATTAACTTGTTTAATCATACCTGCCAACATTCTAGCAGCGTCTTGATTTTCACCAATAGCAACACCATCTTCATTATACTCCATTGTTCCGTGGAATACTAATAGTGCTTGTCCGTAAGGTATTACATTAACAGAAGTTGGATAGATTACCTCCAAATTCATAAAACATGCTCCTCCTTTGAAAATCTTATCTCTCTGCTTTTCACTCAACTTAGATATTGCCTTCGTTAAATCCTTCATTGCGAAGTTATACGCCTTTTCCAATTCTCCTCTTCCAGCAAACTTCATCGCTACACCATTAATATCTAATGCACCTTCTCCTTTGTTTTTCAAATGTCCCTTATTTCTCGCCGCAACTAATCTCCCATCTCTCCAACTAACTGCTAATGCTTGACCATCTGTCTTTTCTCTTGCTAAGTCTAAATTTCCTTCTAATGCTTTATTTACAATATCTTTTAATTGCCCAAAGGTTAAATTTATTTCGGTATCGAATGGGTGATTCATATGTCCATAAGCACCTCCTTCCAAAATCAATGATTCAGTAATACCACCACCTAATGCGTATGGTTCATTATACTGAAGTTTTTCTTTATCAAATTTCTTTCTTAGTTTTTTGATTTCTTTATCATGCTTATCCATCCACTTTTGGTCTGGATATCCATGTCCTAATCCTTCTTTAACTCTCTTATCTTTTATTAACATCTTTAATAATTCACCACCCTTACCTTTGATATCTTTATGTACCATTCTTGAAGTTGGGCCTTGGAATAATTTGATGTAAAGTTTTTCTAAGTATTCACCTTTTTGTTTATCTGATAGATTCTTAAATACTTTGTTTATTTGTCCTCTTCTTTTGTAAACATATGATTTTAAATCATCATAGTAAAAGGAGTTGATTTTTTCAGTTACAGGTTCGTAACCTTTTTTCTTAGTATCCTTTTCTTTATTTTGATGTCCGGGTTTTTTTCCATCATCATCAAAATCTATTGTATCTGGTTCAGCCATTGAACCTCTCTTTGCATATGATGAATATGTATGGTGGTCATTGAAATCCTTTTCAGCTTCTGAAGAAGGTTTACCACTTTTTACAGCTTTAAACTTATCAGTAACTTTAGTTGGTAATGATTCAAATTTATATTCTGGGTCTGATGTTTTAAAATCATCCTTTCTCATTATGGTTTTAGCGATTACTTTATTCGCTTGTTTCATAAATGGAATATTGATTTTACTTCTACTATCTTTTGCTACAATCTGTCCATATAAATCTAAGAAGTTTACAAAATCTTTTTTCTTCTTTCCTAATCTTTTAAAGAATCCAATTAATTCAGCTTGTGATATTTCTTTTTTATTTCTTGGGTCAGTTAACCTATCGAAGAAGTGTTTATCGGTTAGAACTATATCTACTGGATTAAGTTGTTTGTCAGCATACTTATCAATCTTCACCAAATCAGCCATTGGGATTTCATTAACAGTACCCTCTTTAACAATTCTAAAGTTTACTACCTTTCTACCATTTATAGTTGGCATCCCATGCTCATCTTTACCAATTGTTTTGATGATTGTTTTTTTGTTTTTAAATCTACCAGTTAGAATTGTATCTCCTATTTTTACTGGAAGTTTTATATCTTCACTTACCACATTACCTTGTGGTTTCTTTTCGTTAGATAAATCTTTAGTTGATTGTTTTTTATCATCCTTTAATTCATCAAAGCTAATTATAGAATATCCTACCAATCCAGCAAGTCTAGTTACATGCTTAAACCACTTGTTATAAGCACTTGTACCATAAAAATCTTTTTGGTTAGTTGCGGTTGTTTTACCAGCAACACCTGCAGGATATGGAGTTACTGCTTTTACAGGCCCTTCAGGATAAATCGGATGTGGGTCTATATCAGTAAGTTCATCACTCATAATTTGTGATAAAACAGTATACCCTATTGCCTCTGCTCTTCTTTTAGAAACTCTATCAAATACAGCATAGTTTGGAAATATATAATTAGGTCCATCATCAACTGCAGTTTTACCCATAGTGGCTGATGCCTCCTTAATTAAATCATTTCCATAACTAATTAACCAATTTTCTAATACTTCTTTTGAAATAGTAAAATCTTCGTTTAATGTGTTTGTTATGAAATCAAATATCTTTTTATCAAATTTTGGATATGCTCTTTTTGAAAAGAAATCTTTCTTATCTTCATCTGAACCTGTTGATAATCCATTACGAACTTCAGTTCCACTTATAGGATTAGATTGATTAGGAGCAATGTAAACATATCCCTTATCTTCATATCCTTCGAAATCTAAGTTATCTTTATAAGGAGTAAAAAACTTACCACCTAATCTACTTGCATCCTTTTTACCTACAACAGTAACGAATGCAGTTGTATCTTTATCAAACTTCTTTAGTACCTCAGTTGGTACATAAGGATTTTTAACTTGAACGATTTTGTTTTTTGGAATCCCAAACATTTTGGTAATAATCATTACCTTTTCTTTGAAGTTGAATGGGGATTTATTATTATCGGTTTTATTGGATGTACCGATATACACATTATTCTTTCCGAACTTTTTTACTAAGTGGGAATAGGTTGCGTAATGACCTTTATGAAAAGGTTGAAAGCGGCCAGCATAGACTACAACTTTGTTGTCTACACCCTCCGCTTCTCCTAAAATACTTTCTATTAAGAATTGAGATAATTCGTTCATCTGATATAGTACTATTTCCTTTGTACTATATAAATATAGAATTTATTACTTTTACCAATTATACCTTAACAAATGGAGAATCTACAACTTCACCACCTTCAACTCCGTTGTTTCCCATTTGAGAACCACCTCGTTGTTGTGCTTGTTGTTCCATTTGCTCTTTAATAGCTGGGTTATAAGTTAGTGTACCTTTTTCTAAATCTAATTGACCTCTTGGGTAATCTCTTTCTAACTTATTTAACTCCTTTCTTAACTCACCATTGGTTTCTTTAAATGTTGTTTCAGATTGAGTAAACGCATCATTGATTCTTTCCAATTCAGTATGAATTTGATTTTTTCTAATATGCAACTCACCAATTTGAGTCATAAGTTGTTGTAACTGTCCATTGTATCCTTTGATTTCATTAAGTTTATCTTCTGATAACTCAATAGTTACTAAATCAATTGATGTTTTGTTTTCTTTTTTTGCCATTTGACTATTAATTAATTAATTTTGAATTCGTATATAAATATATAAATTATAAGTTTTCGTAATCTATTGTTGTTACACCTCGCTTTTGTACTACTTGTGCTGAACAACGATTTCCGAATTGTATTGATTTTGGAATATCTTCGGTATCTAAGAACATTTTCACAAATCCTGCTACAAATGTATCACCAGCTCCTGAGATATCCATAATCTCTACTTGTTCGGTTGAATATGATGTACCTTTGTACATACATCCATCCTTATCTAATGTAATTATCAACTTTTCTAAAATCCAATCGTTTTTTTCAATAAATTCTTTATTATTTTCAAACTCTGAACGATTTAGTTTTATGAATCGTAAATCTCTACACCAATCACCCAATTGCTTTTTTGTATCACAAATTACATTTGGATGTTTGAATCCGATATATGCTATATCTTCTTCAGTTAGGAATCCCTTATTGTAATCAGAAACTACAATCATTTCGTATCCCCAATAATCTATATCGGTAAGTAGTTTGTTACCTATCCTATCGATATTTTTTTCTTCATCAATTCTCAGTAATAAAGTGTTTGATGATTCGTGAATATGTCTTGTCTTTGTAATGGGAGATTTTTGATGATGAAAATCTACATCAATACCTAATGATGTTAAGTTAGCTAATACATTCATTCCCATCCCACCATTGAAAACTTCCCTCTTAGGAATAAATACAGGAGCAGGTCCTTCAGGTGAAAGACGGGGTGTATCTCCATAAATGAAGATATCATCACATTGTTCTCCTATTAATAATACTTTACTCATCTAATAATCCAGTTGTTGAGAATCCTTCCACTTTTGGAAAGTATTCTATTTTCTTAGCATGCTTTCTACCAATGATTCCTTTATCTCTATATTCTTCCCCAATTACAAAAATATCAGGTTTATATTCTTTTATTAAATCGGATAGTTCTTTATCTGAATCAAATATTACGATACCATTAACTCCTTCAATTTGAAGTAAGTTAAATATTCTTTGTTTCTCATTATGAAAAGGTCTATTATCTCCTTTTGATTCTTTTACTCTTCTATCAGAATCTATACCTATTGTCAATTTTCCTCCCAATGATTTAGCGTGTGAAATCAATTGAAAGTGTCCGTGATGAAGAACATCAAAACAACCATTTATCCAAACTTTCATTTATAAAAACTTTTCTAATTCTGTTATCACCATTTCTGATGTGATTGTTTTAGTACACTCAAATTGTCTATTTGTACCTTTGTGGTCAGGACACCAATTCCAATCACCAGCATCTAATTTTAATCGGTTGAAACACCCACTACACTTTCCTTTGGGTGAACCTATTCTTACACAATCTTTCATTTCTGCCCAATCCTCTGAGAATCCACTAATCAAAACTGTCTTAGTTCCTAATGCCCAACTTAACCAACTTAATCCACTACCAATACCAATAAATACTTTTGATTTAGCCATTTCATCCATAACCGATTCCAATGGGCCATCTGGGTGTTTAATTATCCCACTTGGATGTTTATTACCCATATAATCATTACCTTCTCTAGATAATAATTTAACTGTGTATCCTTTATTGTTTAACCAATCTACCACATCTTGCCAACCTGTTGGATTATTCCAATATTTTGGTTGCGCAGTTCCGTGTATTGCTATTGTGATTAGTTTATCATCTTTCTCAACATTTCTATCTTTTAACTTCGGCTTTATTTCTTTATATTCCAATCCTAATATATCGGTTGCCATTTGTTGCATAGTAACTGATTTTGGGTCTATTGGATTTTTAAAAAAGTTAATGTTTCCATCTTCATAAAATAACCCCAAAGAATACATAGCATATAAATTAGGAACAACATCACCTGGCTCCACAAACTCAATATTAGGATATTGTTTTTTTAACATATCATTATGAAATGTAGATGTAACTATTTTACAATTATGTTGTTTACCAAACTCCTCAACATATGGAAACCATGCCAATGTATCTCCCAATGCTTTTGAATCTATTGCAATATAAACTCGCTTATTAGTTACATTATAATTTTTTTCAACTACAAGTTTATCGTTTTGCCAAACTCTAATTCTCCAATCTACGAAATATCTAATATTAGATTTAGCCCAATGATTTGTTTTTAGTTCAGTTTCATAATGTACAAAATTTGTTTTTTTATCTATAAATTCAACTCTATATGTTAAATTCTCTGAACCTAATATCTCAACACATGCCCCATTTACATAATCTATTTTTACATAATCTTTTATTTCAACTATGTTATTATTATTTCTTTTTATATTATCGTAAATCATTTCCAACTTTTATTTGTATTATCTAATAATGATAATCCTTCAGCTTGTTTTGAAAAAGGATAGTTTGTTGTGTATCTTAATCTTTTGTGATGATAGAATACATGATTGTACCATAAATCGGCTACATCCCATTCACAATCTTCAATCCTATCCATATACCATTGTTTATCTCTATTTGGTATTAAATAAGCATGAGCCCAATCTTGATTGTAATCAGTTTTTCTAAATGTTTCATCAACTTCCCATCTAGTCCAAGATGGATTATCTCCAAAACTAATAAATGGAACATCATCTCTTTCTGAGATAAAACATGCTTTGTTAACTACATCTACAAAATCTATTAGATTAGAATAAATAAATGCATCTGCCTCAAATATCAAAGTATAATCGTAATTATCGGTATCTATTTCTTTTAATGCATTTATATGAGCTAAATAACAACCATAATGTCTGCCTGTAATGTTTCCTATACCTTGCTCACCTTTATAGATTGGAGTATCCGATATATCATCAGGTCTCCTACAAAACTCCGAAGGTGGTGTTCCATTATACACTTCATTAACCATAGGTTTATAATCAAATCCCCAACGTTGAAGTTGTTTTAGTGATTTCTCACTAATTCTCTCTCTAATATCATTTGGATTTGTCATCATATGGATAATTTGAATACGAGGTCTTTTTCTATACCAAACCCACCCCTCTTTTGTTTCTACTTGTCCATAAAAATATTCATCAACTGCTTTAGTTAATCCCTCAAACAAATTAGTTCCAAAATCATCTCCACCAATTATACCACCCGGCTTAACTTTATAAAACCAATTATTTATATCATTTTTAACATCATCATATTCATGCCCAGCATCAACCATTATGAAATCTTGTGAGTTATTTAAGAAAAGATTTTTAGCATTATCTGATGTATCTTTTATTATTTGTATATCATCAAAGTTATTTGATATAATTGAATTATTAGAAAACTCAGTATATAAATCATTATCAAATGGTTTTAACATTGTTCTATGTAATAAGTTATCATATCCAACCGAACCCTTAAATGTATCAATAGCAGTAAATCTTACATTCTTATTTGTTTCTTTTAGTTTAGTTGCAAAATAGTTAGTTGATTTTCCCATCCAAGAACCAAGCTCTATTACGTTTGAATTATTTGGTAATTTTTCAATTACTTCATCATATAATTTTTGATAAGAAAACCAACCAGGAATTTCATTAAACTCTGGTTGTAGAGTTTCGAATAATAAGTTTTTTGTTTTATGGATATCATCATCAATATAAGTTACTAAATCAGTATTATCATATGTATCTAAAAAAGTATGCAATCTTCTAAATATAGATGGTAATCCATATGAAAGTGCTTCTTTAATAGAAAGTGGATTTAATTCTAAAGTTGAACTAAAATAAAATAAATCAGATGCTTTATAAAACGTATCAGTATCATCTCTCTCACCCCATACAACACAATTTTTAGGTTTGAAATCCATAAGTGGTTTCCAATAATCTTCAAAATTCATTGCTTGATTTCCTACAAAATGAAATTTAATTTTATACTTCTCTAATAATCTAGCTACATCAAATATTTCACTTTGGTTTTTACCAACTGAAAATAATCCTACCATTAGAACATGCTTCCAATCTTTTTCAAATCCTAATTCTTCTTTCGCTTTGTCTTTATCGTATTTAAAATCTTCAATAGGATATTCCCAAACTTTAGTATCAATACCCAAATGTTCAAATCTTTGCCTACTCCATTCAGATACTAAAATATATCTATCAGGATGATATTTAATTTTATCTGGATTTGTAAACGAACCATGAGTTGAGCATACAATATCATACTTTCGTTTTTTGTTTACAAAAATTTTATCTAATGTTGGATGGTCAATAAAGTGTTCTGGTATTTCAGTAAAATGAATAATATCGGGTTTTATATCATCTATAAGTTTTATAAATGAATTACCTTTATCTTCATACATTGTATGAAGTGTTACTAAATCACTAATTTGATTTTTTTGGACTACAAATACACCCCCACTATGGTCATTGTATTCAACCACTTGGATTTCAAACTTATCATTAAAAGTTTGTATTTGTTTAAGAAGATATTGTGGCATTCCACCAGTAGAAAGGTGTGATGCTACATAAAGTAGTTTTTTCTTTGCCATAACCTATTAGATACACTTTACTTCGTAAATATACGAAAAATATTTGAATTATCCAAATTATTCTTCAAAAGTAATTGTACCTTTATCTAAATCAATTTGTCCGTTCTTATACTTTTTGTCAACCTCTCCTAATTTTTCTTCTAATTCGTATATGTACTTATCATTCATTGCTCCGTACTTTTCCTCATTATCAGAAATCTCATTTAGTTTTTTATTGAGAGCTCTTTTCTGAACTGCCATTTGACCTAAGAAGATTACAATCTTATCAGTTTCATCTCTAAGGACTTTTAATCTTTCTACGATTTCCTTATCTAAGTTTTCTGTTTTTTGTGCCATTGTATTTCTTTGTTTATATATAAGTATATATAAGTTTTGTTTTACGAAAAATTATTACCAATTTGGTGGTGTATCTAAAGATGATGTAGGCCATTGTGATTTTAACTCATCAAGTGTTGAAAATGAATCTAAAGTAATGGTAGATGGAAAATTTCTTAAAGTATTTTTTTGTAAAGTTATAGAGTGTTGAGTATCCGTATCATACGTTTCTAATGCACGCATAAATTCTATATCCAATTGTTTGAATTTGCTTTCTCTATGTTTTCTAAAAACTGTTAGAAAATTTTCTAATGATTTTGTTTTATTTAATGACCAACTCATAGTGATAAACTTTGTGTTACATACTCATTCAAACTTTGAGTAAATGAATTTAATTCTCCAATACCATCGTAATTGGAATAATCCCAACTATAATTATCAAAATCAGGTGGAAATTGAGATTCTGATACTATTTCGTATCTACAATTATCAGGTACTGATTTTTTAGTAACCCAATCAACTCTAACTCTATAAACATCATTTGATTCACTCACTTCTTGTTCGGTAGTTGAACCAATTCCCGTATCAGAAAGTGATTGTGAGGTTTCAAATATAAAATACAACTTATCCATAATTTATCTTTTAATTATTAATCTGCGAATAAAACAAAATATACATATTTTGGGTCTCTATCATTATCGTTGTTATTATCTTTAACATTTACTTCAATATTAGCAGATTTTACTTTTACACCAACATTAAAAGAGAACTCACCATCACCCATATTTGTTCCAGGTCCACCATCAGTTGAACCATTTCTACCATATCCACTTGCAAATCCCAATCCAGATGACAAAGTAAAACCAGTTGTACTAGTAAGTGTTACCGTAAATCTTCCCTTTTGTGACCTAGTTACACCAGAAACATTGGTAGTGTTATATGGACCTAACATAGTTCCAGTTGTACTTACACCAAAATAACATGCTGCAACTAATTGCATTGTACCAATTGGAGTTCCATTTAATTCTCGCATCCAACCCTCTCTAAAATAGTTAGAGCTGCCACCTAAGTTCCATCCAGATGTAGTATCTGAAGATGCAGCGTTAGGTGTAGGTTTAATATTACCAGCTATTGAAAGAGCCATTTTATCATCAGCTGTCGTACCATTTGATACTTCAGCTCTTGATTCTATTTTTACAGCCCCATCAATTACTTCCAATAGTTCAACATCATCATCATTTTGGTCTCTTCTATTTATTCTAACAAATCTACCAGTTCCAGATACTACTTGTATTCCAGCAGGAACAATTTCAATAAAGTTGTTATTTTTTTGAACATTAATTTGTGCATTAAATGGACTAGAGCCATATGCATAACCACCATTTAGATAACCAGTTTGATTGGAGTTATCTGAATCAAAGTAGAAGTTAAATGAATCATAATCGTTTGTTACAGTTGCTGAAGAGGTTCTACCTACTGTTACACTTGTAGATGCTCTTGATATAAGGGTAATTTTGAATCTAACTTTATAATTAGCATTTTCAGGTATTTCAATATCCCAACTAGTAGTACCACCTGAAGTTGTGCGAGCTCCCATTGCTGAATTACCATAATCCATTGATTGTTGATACCAGTATAAACCACCAAATACGTTGTGAGAAATAATATTATTTGAAACATAGTTTACATAGTTTGGTACACTAAAGGTTATTACCTCTTCTTCTTTTTCAATTTTTCTAATATTGGTTATAGCAACCTTCTTTTTAGAATCACCATCCTTAACCCACAATTTTAAACTATCTTGTGTCATTGGATTGCCAGCTAATTTATATTTATATAATTCTGATACTTTTATTTGACCTGAATTTTTTTGATTACCAAACAACCAAAATCCATGCGAATCTGATACTTCAATTTCGTTACCATCAATAGTTACTTTATAAATTTCACTTACATTTCGTTTTTTAATATCAGATATTCTTGCCGATACCCACTTATCAGTATCACTATCCCATGCTAAAATTTTATCATCTAAAGTAATATCTTTTGCTAATTTTGTATTACCATCTTCTAAAGTAATTTTAGTAGTACCAATAACGGATTGAATACCACTACCACCACTATCATCTGCTACCCATTGATGAGTTCCATCACTACTACCCGCTGAGTAAACTTGGCTTAAATACTTTGTAGATACTAATTCTTCATCATCATCATTCCATAATTCTAAATACAAATATATTCGTCTATAACCAGCTGAAGGGTAAGCAAACAAGAAATTACCACCATGTACTTGTCCATCATATGATGGTGAATAGTTGGGTGTTTGTGATGTAAACTCTGCGTCTGGAATATTATTACTAGTTACATGCAATGTTGGATAAGCAATATCAGTAAGTGTAATTGGTCCTGCATCTAAATTGGTTGTTGATGTTGAGAAAGCTGTATATTCATTTGCAGTTGCATTTTGTAAGAAACCATATTGGTTCACAGTTGTTGTTCCAGATAATAACCTATAAAATGTTTGTGCACTTTGTGCGAAACTAAAATTACCACTACCACCTTCAGTAGATGTAAATGAGTTTTGACTTCCAATTGTTATTCTTTCAATGTAAGTAGCTTCTCTTTCTATTGCCAATCCATCATTATAGATATAAGTTCTATTACCCATACCAGTATGGTTTTCACAATAATAGTGAAATTCCATTGAAGAGGGGTCTCCAACTAATCCGTTACCACCAGCCCAAGGAGATTCCATACTAGCAGATGGTGTAATTTGAATATATGCACCAGTAGAACCAGGAGAAGCACTACTTGTTATAATTAAGAAATTCTGTCCAGTTTCTGATGTATCTAAAGTTGTTGATTTATTATATCTACCACCATATGTACCAATACCATCTACTCTCATTGAGAAACTAAACTCATGTCCAGCCATTGAACTATCTGATAAGTCGAAGTAGTATCCTGCTCTTTCATCGTCTACCTGATTTAAAACATTTTGAACTTTTGAACCATCTCTTACAGAAGCATATGAACTTCTTTCCAAATGTATTACAGGTGCTAGCTCTGCTCCATTACCATAATCTATATAAAATCTACCATTTGATGCTGATACAGATGATGTTGCTGGAAACTCTATACTGGTATCATCATAAGATGCACTATAAATTTGTATTTCTGCTTCATTAGGGTCAAACCTCAATTCACCATCACTATCTCTCAAAACACCACCAGTTCCATCAATGTAATCACCATTTCCATCCTCATCAGGTTCTGTAATTCTCCATTGTCCAATTCTACCGGAATTTGCATTAATTGTTCCTTCTACATATGCCTGAGATGCAGATACGATACCACCTTGAGTTACAGTAAAATTATATGAACGATTATCATTTGAATTATATTGAGTATCTAACTTATATCCTATTTGAAGACCTGGTCCTTGTATAATAGCGTTTGAACCAGTTCCTAACAATGCAGCGTTTGATAATGCAATTACACCATCATTATATATGAAGTAATCCGAACCAGATACTAATGACATTACTGGTGATGCTGATTCACTTGGGTATCCTAAGAAAATACCATCCTGTTCAAATGATTGAGTTGTTTGTCCAATTGAAATGTAAGGTGATGCACTATCATTTTCAGTATCAGCGTTAAGTGATATAACAGGTTTATTATTTTCACCCGTACCAACATTTATAGTTCTATTAGCGTAAACATCTTCGGCAAAAAGGATATCAGTTGCTACTGAAGTAAACTCTGCTCCAAATATTGCGAATGCATCTTCACCATCCAATTGTAATCCACCATTACCATTCATAGGTACTAAGTTAGCAGCCGAACCTAATGAATCCCAAAGAGAACTTGCTTGTGGGTTTGTAGTTCTTGATTGTCCAGTTATTGAACTATTAGCCGCATAATATGTACCATCAGGACCACCTGTACCCGTTGGGTTATATACAATATCATTTACAGCATAATCTTGTGTATTTGCAACCCAAGTTCCTCTATGATAGTGTTCTATTTCCGTAGTATAAAACCTATCCCCATTTCCATCATCATATTTAACTACATATTTTAAATCACCAGAAAGATATTCAGTTGGGTCACTATAAGTGTTATTCGTACCAACTTCCCAAGCTCCAGCATATACAACACCAGCAGCATCCCCATCGGCACCATCCGTACCATCTTTTACTTTGGTTAAAGTTTGTGTTGTTGTTGCTGTAAACGCATCTCCTAAAAGTCTTTTACCTGAAATATTATAAGTTATGGTAACGGTATCTTCATTGTTATCCATATTGGAATGATTACCAATATCAATATCATCACCATTATCAGTTACACTACCAATCGTAATTGTAGAAGATGGAGATTGTGTTGTAGTAATTCCCCATGTTCCATCATTCAAAGGTGTAGTAAAATAACTTAATTCAGTAGTACCTTCAAATACTCTAATGTTAGTTCCACTATTAGTATATGATGAAACCACACCAGCAGATGAAGCTGGTAGTGAGTGTGCTTGGTTTGTATTAATTACAGTAATTGCATCAATACCATCTGCTCCATCAGATATAATATAGAATGTTTCGTTTATTGTGGTTGTTTGTGAGGTAGCAGGGTCAGTAAATACAGCAGTTACTACAACATCTTTAGTATCGGTATAACTTGTATCTCCAAGAGTCATTGAAGTACCATCCCCATCATCGGCTGTAATTGTAATTTGAGATGCACCCGTTGCAGTACCTATTTTCATTTGGTCTACTGTACCACTCCAATTTGGTGTTATTGTTACGTTCTTTGTATATTCAGTTCCAGACGTATCATAGAAAGATGCCTGAAGAGTTAATGTAGTTGGAGTATAGTTATTAGTTATCGGGTCTCTTGATGTTTTTAAGTTTGATGCGATAAATGAACCTCCACCCAAACCATCAGTTACATCCAATAATGTTATTGAATCTAATACATTACCACCATTATCTTTTAGTAAAAGTGTTTTAGTTCCATTTATAAATCCAGAACCAAGTGTTGGATTATATACCACCCCACCTGCAACAGTTTCTGTTGCATGTATACTGGATGTAATCAAATCACCAGTACCAGTATCATAAATTCGTGCATCAGTACCAGATGTTATATTAGCTACTCCATTTAAATCTGCTTTTTGAACTTGTAGTGTAATAGTACCAGTACTATTTTTTATTTGAGTACCACCAGCAGTTGGAGTAATAAAGAAATTTGGGTCAGTATCAGAACCTGGCTTAACACCAAATACGTTAATTACATCACTAATTAATTCATTCTGACCTTGTCCACTTAATCCACCATCAGCAACACCAACTCTAAATTGAAGAGGCATATCTGATATAGTTGTTGTACTTAAATCAATTGAACTTATAATTTCATTATTTCCATTTGTTTCTCCACTATTAGCATAAGTTGATTGGTCAGTAAAGAAAGTACTACCACCAGTAAATTTAAAGTAAGGGTCTATGAAATTAGATGATGATGCTATTAAATCGATAGTAGTTGGTGATGGGTTATTACCATCTTGGTCAAATGTTATTACAAAATCAGATGCAGCAAGACCTACAGTTTTACCAGTACCAGATGCAGCAGTCCAAGGACCTACTGCTGGAGGTCCATCACTAGCACCACCAGATACATCAGATGTATGTGCTGAATTTGCTGTCCAACTTTGTCCGTTATAGATAACTAAATCATCAGCGGCATAAACTGTAGCAGTAGCCCATATACCTCTTAATGATGGTTCTGTAGCACCAGCGGATGT